TTTGTTGCTGTGCGATTGTCAACAATTTACTGGTTATAGTTCTAACTCTCTTGAATTGAACAGTCTGATACAAGAACATCTTAATTGTCCACTAACTCTATCTCCTCAACTACCGGAACAACTTCCCAATTGGTATTTTCATCAATTTCTTTAATCATGACTACTATAGCTGCTTCGGCGGCTGCACGAGTAGTGTATGCACGTTCAAAGATACGGTTACCATCCGACATCTCTGCCATTGCAATATAAATTTTTGTCATAGTAATTAAAGTAAGGAGTACACGGATAGTATACAACTATCCGTGTTTAATGTCAATAAAATTCAGCATCTGTGCAACTCTTACACAGGGTTTTTGAACTATAACAGGGCTTGATATTTTCTTTTATTAGCGTCATCATGCCTGGTCCAGTAAACAGGTCTTGGTAAGATTGAGTAATTAGATTACCAATTACGTGTTTGTTATCGTAGTCCATACAACATAACACAACATCACCATTTGGTAACAACACATGTTGGTCATAGTTGATGGTCTTGCTGCATCTGACTGGTTGGACATGTTCAGTGACAAACTTGATTGGTTGTTCCTTGACTTGATTCTTGTCAAGGCTGCCAGCGCGATCATGCCCAAACCAGTTGTACAGTTGGATTCCAAGATGCTGCAAATCTTTGTGTATCCGACCGTGATCACTCATGGTCATTGCTTCTAGCTTGATGCGGCAATCCTGAACAGCTTCTGTCATCATGTGGAATACTGCTTCCCATTCTGCGCTGTGTTTCCAGCCCTTCATGTTGCCATACTCGTCGGGAAAATGCACACTAAACGTTTCTACCTGTCCGCGGTAACGATATAACAATTTGCAAACACGTTCTGCAGTTTCTATGGTCCAGTTGTACAAGGTTGTGTACACTGCAATATTAAAACCAGACACTAACGCATGTTCGAACATGTCAGTGGCTGCAGGATTTACCCATACTTCTGCCATGCCACTAAAATCAATTCTGGTATTGCTGGGCACTTTACTTAGTGCAGTTTTGAATGTGTCCAAGGTCATGTATTTGACATCATCTCCGTAAGCATCACGTAGATTGTCTTGAGGACAGAAGTTACACATCAGAGGACAACCAATCATGGTTGTGATTTCTAGAGTAGGTCGTTGCATACTAATAATTATCGTTTTTGTCTTGGGGTGGAATCTTTGTCACGTGGTTCGGCGCGGCGTCCGGGGCGAATGATCCTATCTGCACTCATGCTAGCTTCTGGGTCTTTCATCTTGGCCACAGGGGCAGGTTGTTCAGAATTGCTACCTTTACTCTTTTTAGGTGGATCAACTGCAAAGGTAAAGTTACCGTTGATACCTGTGCTGTAATACCCTTTGTCAGCACTAAATTCTACTGTGGTAACTGCACTACCGGGCCATTTGCTCGTGAACTTGTTCAATGTCCACTGATCGCCTCGCGCAGTTACTTTTGAATATACCTGTACTAGAGCACTGTTATTTAAAATAGCAGCAGCGTCTTTGTTAAAACTGGTGTTCTCTCGCACATGTTCGGCCACACTGTGAGCTATTGCTGCCATCAAATGAAAGTATAAATTTGTGTTAGTTGGATTTTTTGTACTACGTTGCTCTGCCAGTTTGCGTAAGGTAGGCGTAAGCATTTTTAGTTTCTTGGTGTTAGTAATATCAACCAAGGGCATTTTTTTAATACTAACCACCAGTTGGGCATCACCTTCGTCAATGACACCGTATCGTTGTCCTAATACCAATGGTGCCAATGATTGTCCACTGTTTTTAACTGTTTCTAATATCTCAATGGTGTTTTTAAACTTCTTGACCAATTTTTCACCAGTGGGTGTTTGTTTTAATTCTGCCACGCAGTCCAATAAATTCTTGGTACTGGCATCGGCCCCTTTTCCACCTTTGCTGCTGACCTTCATCTTGCGTCCATCAGGACCAATCATTACGCTATCACTGAGTCCTTCAGTTTTGTTCTTACCAAAGCTGATCAATGCTGTTGCATATCCGCCTTCAGGTAAAAATATTGCTTCAGCGTCTTGAGCTTCACCGTCGTACTGGCCTGTTTGTAATGCAATTGGCTGCAACAGTTCACAAAAATAATCTTGGAATGCACCAATATCCATTTCAACTGGTGCTGCAAATGTATAAGGTAACTCACCGCCTCTGGCCAAGTGCATTGCCACTTCAGCCAATGTACTATTTGGAAACTTTGCTGCAACTTGCATTGCAATAGCTTCAGCGGTCAAATCTTCTTGTTGAGTCAGAATATCCTGCGGCGTTGCACTGCTTTGAGTTTTTTTGGCTGCAGTTGAATTGTATTTGAATCCTGGAATTCCTGTTTGATTGTTCCAGTCATTTTGTGTGGGATCAGGATGTACTGTCTTAAAGTATTTTAAGTAGGCAAGAATACCAGTATCACTATCAAATACAGCAATACCAAATGCCAATGTTCCTGCGGTGGGACGATTTACTGATTCTGGAGCGACTCCCAGTTGTTGCACTACTGCATCAACGGCATCTTGCGTTTCTTCTGCAGTTTGGAATTGTCCACCACCTTCGGGAAAAAAGTTGACTGTGTTAACTCGTATTTCGTCGCCAGCAGCATTAACAAAGATCTCTCCAGGACGTCTGGCACCAAGACCGCGGCTTTCAGTTATGATATTAATAATTTCGCGCATGAATGTATTTATTATTTTTAAGTATTCTGTTTATATGTTGCAGTACAACATAAATACTAGTATACTAAAGGAAAACATGATCAACTTTAACAGCCTCAAACAACGTCTACAGGAAATGTTCCCCAGTCAATACAAAAGCGATGTAGAACAATATATTGCAAGCAAAGATCCTAAGTCAGCAGCTGATGTAGAGCACTGGATTCAACAATGGACTTACAGCAACGAACGGTATCTAGGACTATGATTCAACGCATATTACAGGCCATTATAGAGTCAAGACAGCGTAGAGCAGCATTATATCTACAAAGCCTGGTGTCCAGGCTTTAGTTTCTACATGCATTAAACATCAAAAAACTTTCAAAATAATTGCTCGGTGGAACTTTAAACCATGTTGTATATTTTGATGTAGCTAATTCTGATATTTCGGTACCTTTTCCCATAATTCTAGTGTAACTTTTACTGCCCTGATATCTGAGCACATGTTTATCGCAGTTTAACTCAGCTTGAGCTATAACAGAAGCTTCTTTATCTTGTTTGGTTTTTTTAAGATTGTTGATTAGAATCAACACAGTGCGGTTGGCATCACGAGACATTAGTGTGTCTGGATCCCAATATACGTCTAGCGTATCTTCTTTGGCCAACGGCAGCCATTCAGCTGACGCCCACAGTGGTAAAAGTAACAACAAAAAAACAAGCCGTTTCATTCTTTAGGATAATGAAAGTCTTTGTCTAGCCAGGCAGTGACTATCTCTTCTTGTCTGACATGTCCAAATCTAGTAAGACAATCAACTACACTATCGCTCAACAAGTTAAGATCAGCCAGATCATACCATGATGTTGTTTTTGGATCCATTGGTGCAATGTCCGATTTATACACCGCTGCATACAACCACGGATCATTTTCTTCTTTGAGAAAATATGCATCACGACAATCAAATCCATTGACTGCCAACATGTACATCAAGTTTATAATATTATGATTATAATAGCAACCACTGTGGCTGCGAGCTTGATATCTATTGTATGCATAATATGTAGATTGCGGAAATATCAACATCAGCATACCGTTCACATTCATTTGTTCATTCCATAACCCAAGGCTTTCCATTGGATTGGTAACGTACTGAAAGGTATCGTGACACCAAATAAAATCCACTGACCTAGGAATTATACGCCCTGCACTGTCAACATCTTCTTGGAATGTGTACACATTTGGTAGTTGCGCAACAGATTTATCAAAATTTGTTAAATTTTTATCAACTGAATAAACTGTGTAGTTTCTAGGCTCGGGAGGATCATCTCGGGTCATCAAGGTTGCCCACCATTGAGTATCAAATCCGCGACCGCTGCCAAAATCTGCTATAAACTTCAAGCTATCTAGAAAGCTATCGTAGCCATACAATACATTCAGAACCTGTAAACTATGAGCATGACTCTCTGCAGCATTTTTAAATGGTACCATTTGTTAACACCTCTATAATTACCTGTTCTTTTAATTGTTTAAGTCTGGGTTCAAGCTGATAGCATGCTTCGGCAATTTGTGTATCCGTGCCCCAACTACGTTGCGTAGCCAGCTGGTAGGCCCATTTACCGCAGGAATCTTTCAATAATTGTATACCAACTGCGTTGTGTTTGGGCCTGGCCTTTACACAAAGATTAAACTCATCCAGCAGTGTTGTTGCGCGAGCTTTCCAGTCTGTCATGAGATCACAATATCTTCCATTCCTGCTGTTCTAAGTCTAACCACATGCCCCAGCATAAAATTCTTGCTTTCCAGTCCCTTCATTACTCCTAGCCATTTGTTACGAACCAGTGCCACCTCATTGATAATGGTTTCAAAGTCAATCACTTCATCCTCGCCATCCACATACTTTTCAGCATCCCTGCTGCTCAGTACACGAGCATACCCCTCAAGATACTTTTGGAAATGCTTTCTACGAATCTTGCGTAACTGTATGTTCAAGTAGTTGAGAACAGCTTCAATTTCTTGTAATTGATTGAATCTGTGTTCAGTGAGCCCAGGTAGATTTGCTGCAGATCGTTCCACATTACCACGTATGGCTATTTCATTTTTGGCCGTATGGAGTTCGCCTTCGTAGTATGTAATAAAGGACGGAATCTCTCCAAGATCTGCAACTACTTTGTTATACCACACTGTTAGTCTTCGTAGTCAATGTCTTGTTCTTCGTCATCAAGATACTCGTCAATGCTGCGCTTGGTGTAGCCGTCTGTTCCACCAAATTCACGCAACTCTCGTTCGCTGAGTGAATCAGCCAACATGCTGGTCACAGTGTCACTGGCAGCCTGGCGTTCCTTTGGTGGAATATATTCTTTAAGAAGTGTGTAAGTTTCAATTAGTACTTCTATGTCAATACTCATGCTTCGGTTTCCTCTTCAACAGGCTGTTCAACTGTTGCTTTATGCGGGTAGGCAGTAAAATCAGCCATGGCCTTATCTAGGCTGCCGTCATCGTTGCGTTCCCAAGCTTTGCGGAATTGCTTAATAACAGTACCGTCTGCTAGTGTGTATTTAAGACTGTTGCCTTCTTTGGCCAACAACCCTTTTCCTTCAAATAAATCAACCAGTCCCGAATACGGATTCATACCTGTTTCGTACGGGATCTTGATTTGTACACTCTCAAACGGCTTGTTGTAACGTGTTTTCATGATCTTGCATGCAGCTCTGATGCCTTTTACTTCTGATATTTTGTTACCATCTTCATCTTCTTTGAGTTTGAGTTTGCGCATGGCAACCACAATACTACTTGCATAGATAAAGCCTTGACCACCGCTAATTTTATCATCTGGATCAAACATGTCTTGACTGGCATAGGTATGATTGGTACATACCAGACCAATGTTTAAACTACCAAACATGTTTACGCAGTTACGAACAAGACTTGTAAGTGCTTTAGGCTTACGACCCATGTCACCTTTCATTTCACCTGCTTCAAATTGGTTAACGTCTGTGGGGGTCAGCAACATGCCCAACGAATCAACTACAAACAACACTTTGGGGCGAGCTTCTTCTGGTAGGGCGCGATATTCTTTAACAAAGTCCGAAATCACTTTGGCCACATCGTCAATCATGGCCATGTTTAGTTTTAACAGTTTGTCTTCACCAGTTTCAACTCCAAGTGCATGCAGCCACTTTTCATCCAGTGCATTTTCACTATCAATCAGGATAGGATATATTCCTTGTTGCTGTGCATTTTTAATTAGGTTACCTGAACAGATAAAACTTTTGCCTGCTCCTGATTCCCCAGCAAACACAGTAACTTTGCCCATTGGGATTCCTCGAGTAAAGTCTCCCGAAATGAGATAGTTTAGGGCATAGTTGTTGGTACTGATCCAGTCTGTGGGATCGTTGAACCCAACACTAAGGCCGTCAATACTTTTGGTAATGGTCTTACGAAATTTTGATACGTCAAATGGTTTTGCCATGATTATTCTCCTTGTTATAATTTAAGATATGTTAGATAACCCGGGCGTACACAAAACGTGCAGAGGCCCGTGCCGTATTTTTTACTTGCTACGGTTTCTAATCATTGCGAGAATGTCTTCGGCCTTCTGACTTGATGGTTTGGCTGTTACTGCTGCTGTTGCCACTGGTGCATCATCATCTTCGTCTATGTCAAAGGGTGCCGAGGTTGGCGCAGGTGCAGGTGCTGCTGCCGGTGTTGCCTTGGCAGTTGATGTACCTCCGGTGTTTTCATCCCCACCTTTGCTTTGAAAACCGCTGGGCTTGTAGTACTGACTCCAACGATCTGGATCATACGCCTGTCCGTCAACGCTGGCTTCAAACATTTCTTTGAGCACTCTCAGTTCAACATCGCCTGGTTTCTTGGGCAAAAAATCAGCCAAGTTGTGAAGACCGTGTGTGTCAATTGCTGCTTGTTCTTGTGCAGTAATTGCAGTTTCTTTACGGCTCCATTTGCTAGTGCTGTAATCCGCATAGCCACCTTTTTGAGTCTTGGTAACAGTGAAGTCTAGTCCAGCAGTGTAATCTGTTGGCATGCTTTCAAGTTCAGGATCCATTAATGCTGCTTTGATCAAGTTGAAGATCTGTGGGCTAATAACAAAACGACGGATTGGATTCTCTGGAGTTTTGTCATCGCTCAGTGGATTCTCTTTTACAAAACCCTGGAACAAGTAGCTCTTTTTCTTCCAGTACTTACGACCCATTTCCTCAAGGCCAGGATCTTTGAACCAGGTACGTACTTCTGCCAAGATTGGGCAAGCTTCACCGTACATCTCCACGCATGGCACTTGTACAATAACTGGCTTGCTGTCCGATTGTCCTTTAACGCCCGCAAATGGAAGTTTGATCATCAATCGTTCAACCCAGAAGAAGTCGTTCTTTGCATTTGCATCGGGTAAGAATCGGATTTTTGCACTGGTGCCTTCTGGAATGTTCCAGTGTGCATAGATGGCGTTGTCGCCGCCTTGTGATGAACCGCCTTGTGAACGATTCTCTTGCGCTTGTAGTTTTGCGCGAATTTCTGCTAATGAAGTTGCCATGATAGTTTCCTTTATATGTTAAGATGGTCTTTGTGTGCCTAGATACATAACTGCACCGTGCAATTATATAACAATACTATTTATGTTGTCAAACAAAATTAATTATTTTTTAGCCATACCTGATAGCCATTTTAGGGTAGCCAGCGCTTCGTTAACCACTGGTTCGTCCATGGTGGATGCGCCGTACGCTTGCGGTGCTGGTTCTGGCTGCGGTGGTGTAGGTTCAGTTGGTTGCATTTGAGCCTGCATCATTTGTACAATTTGGTTGGCTAGGGCCGTTTCACCATTGGTTGCCAACCATCCAGCAATGGTTCTACGTGCGTCTGCATCCGGACCTTGATTTTGGGCTAACTTTTGCAGTGCTTGAGACAAATCTTCGCTTTGCAAGAAGCTGATATCTTTGAGTGCAGCAATGGCGTCTGTTCCGTCAAATCCAACAGCAATTGGCAATTTTGTCAAGGCAATCAAATCATCTTCGTTGGTATCGTCAGCATCTTGGTCCCATGTTTCTTCCGTGATATCATTGGCCCATGATTCAAATTCGTTACTGCCTGCTGTGTTCATTTTTTGACGATGTTTGTAAG